TAGGAGCAGGAAGACATGTATAAGTATTTCGGCAAGAATATTCGCCCTTTTTCTGCGATTTGCGACTGTAAATTCGGTAGAAAAGTAATTTATACCATGCAAAAACAGATTACATGGCGAAACATTGTGGATGAATTGAATAAAGCGTTGGTAGTTCACAGTCAGAACGCAAGGGAAATTGAATATCTTGACCGTTATTACCGCGGAGATCAGCCGATTAATTATCGAAAAAAGGTTAATCGACCAGAGGTAAACAATAAGATCCCAATTAACCTTGCTTATGAGCTGGTGGAACGAAAAACCGCAGATATTTGCGCGGAACCGATTCAGTATGTTCTTCGTGGAACGGACGATCAGAAGTCTGATGAAATTTCGTGGCTCAATGCAATTATGGATTCCGAAAATAAACAGGAATGTGACATTGATATTTGCAGATGGCGTTCCATTTGCGGTACTGCATACCGCTTTATCGGGAATGACGAGGGAAACGGATCGGTATTAGATGAAAGCGATTTTGAACTTTCTTCTGAAAATCCGATATATACGTTTGTGGTGTATTTTCCAAATAATAAACCAGCGTTTTCCTGTCAGATCCGGGAAAATGAAGAGGGAAAGACAATTTATTTCTGTTTTACAAACAGCCAGTGGTTTGAGATTTACGACGGAAAACTACAGAAATTTGGAATGAACGGAAACGGAGCAATTCCGGTCGTAGAATATCCAAACAATTCTCGAAGACTTTCTGATATTGAAATGACTATCGGTATTACGGATGCGATCAACGTTCTTTCTTCTGATCGTATCAATGGAATCGAGCAGTTTGTATCCGCATGGGTGAAATTCGTAAACTGTGAAATTGATAAAGAGACATTTCAAGAAATGCGGTTGGAGGGCGCACTAGTTGTTAAATCGAATAATGGAACAGACAATAAGGCTGACGTAGATGTTATGACAACTGAATTGAATCAGACAGAGGGACAGGTTGTATTCAATGATTTGTTTGAACGTTTTCTTGATATTCAAGGATTAGCAAACAGGGGAAATATCAACACAGGAGGCGATACCCAAGGTGCTGTTAATCTTCGTAACGGACATTATGATGCTGGACTTCGGACAGCAATCAATGAGCCGATTCTGAAAAAATCGGAGAATATGACGATCAAGATTATTCTGAATCGTTTACGAATTTCAAAAGGCTTTACCCTTGTTCCGAGTGATGTGGAAATTCATATCAACCACAATAAGCTAGATAACATGATGGTAAAAGCGGAAGTTCTTCAGATTTTGTTGAACTGTGGAATCCATTACAAGAGAGCAATTAAGGTCATTGATATGTTTAGCGACCCGGAACAGGTTGCAATTGAAAGTAAAGATAGAATGGAAAGTCTTTACACAGATAAAGCAGAAAAACAGGAAGAACCAAAAATAGAAGAACCGGTCAATAAAGAAGTAGTCGAACAGTAATCGGCTGCTTTTTTATTTTATAAATTTGCAGTTATGCGTCAAATAGCAAAAGTAAATATCCAAGCTGATAGAACAGCGAAATCAAATGTAGATAACGGAGGTAATCAAAATGACAAGAGAAGAAGCAAGACAAAACTTAGTGGCTTTAGGGATTGAAGAGCCGAGTGATGCACAGGTAACAAATTATCTGAATCAGTTTCACAGCAATCGATTGAATCCACCGACACAGACGTCAATTGATCCGGTGCCAGAGCCAACACCAAATCCAGAACCGGATGACAATACAAGAGCATTGCAGGAGAGGATTGAACAGTTGGAACGTGAGAACGTGCAGAAAGACATTCGAGCATATGCAGCGGAAAAAGGGTTGACAGGAGAACAGGCAGAAAGTGTATTGGCAGGAATCAACACAGATTTAGATGCTGCTAAGAAAGCCATCGACTCTATCGCGCAGATTATTTCCGACAAAGAAACCGCGGCAGCCACAGCAAAAGAGCAGGAGTTGTTAAAAGGCACTCCAAATCCTGGTGGTGGAACTGGTGGCGGAGATGAAAAGCCGGAAGACGTGAAGAACGCTGAAAGCATTTTATTTGGAAACACAGCAGTAAAAGAAGAAAAAGATTATTACTTAGTCAAATAGGAGGTTAGGACATGGGAAAACCGATTGTACATGAATACGGACAGAGCAAAGGGATTTTGAAGTTTTTCCCTTATGAGGGAGCGGCTTGTGTAGTTCCACAGTCCATGGTGTCAAGTCCAGATGAAAACGGATACAAGATTGCAAAAGCTGGAACACCGTTTCCTGCAAATGATGACACTTGTCTTGGTTACCTGTTGCACGACGTGGATGTTACACAGGGGGACGCACCGGGAACCTATGTATATCAAGGAACAATTGATTGGGAAAAGGTAAAAACGCTTGAACCAGCAATTGCAGACGCAACACGAAAAGCAACTCCGAGAGTGACATTCTACGGAGCACCGAAGATTGCACAGGCATAAAAGGAGGTAAAAAATAATGGCATTACCATTGAGAGACGCATTTACGGCGAGAAGTCTTGGAGTGATGTGGAATAACTACAAAGCATCACTTGGACAAGCGCCATACTTAGGAAGACAGAAATTCGGAACGAGAAAACAGGACAGCATTGATCTGAGATATATTCTCGGAAAAAGCGAACTTCCGGTTGCATTGAAAGCATCTAATTTTGATGCACAGGCTCCGTTGAGAGATGTCGGTGGATTTTCTGACATTCAGAACCAGATGCCTTTCTATCGTGAAAGTTACATGGTGACGGAGAAAGAAGAGCAGGAATACGCAAACTTCCAGTCGGCAGAAAACTCCAATATGGCAAACCAAGTTCTTCGCGAAATCAGCAAAAAGCCAATGATGTTGATTCAAGGAGCGATGGTTGTACCGGAAAGGCAGATTTGGCAGTTACTTGCACCGGAAGATGGAGTTCCAAAAGTAACCGTAAATATCGAGGGGAAATCCTATGATATTGATTACACGACGGACGCAGGCGCCGAACATAAGAAAGACCACTTTATTGAACTTCAAGATCATAAATGGTCTGATCCAGCAACAGCAACACCGCTTGACGATTTGATTGTTGCAAGACGTGACTTTGCAAAGAAAACAGGATATTCTCTGACACGTTTCACCATGAATACAGAAACATTTGAGATGGTTCTGAAAGCCGAGGATACTAAAAAGCAAGTGCTTGGTATTATCGCATATAATGGAGGAATTCGTTTGCGTCAGTCAGATGTTCTTTCTTATTTGAGAGAGTACGGAATTGAAATTGAGGTATATGACAAAGTATATCTTGATGAAACTGGAAAAACAAAGAACTTTATTCCGACAGGAATTGTTTCCGCACAGTCCGCAGGCGTATATCTTGGAGATTATGTATTTGGTAGAACACCGGAAGAGAGAAGCGGAAGTCTTACAGACGGAACGCTTTCTATGGTAGAAACTGGTGTATCCGTATATACATACGCTACAAATCATCCGATCAACACGCATTGCGTAGTCTCTATGATTGGTCTCCCAACCTTTGAGGGGATGGACAGTGTTGTTGTAATGAAAGTTGCGTAAGGAGTGGTTGTATGATTGCGACACATAAAATCAAGAAAAATGGACGTTGGTATTATGCAGGGGAAGAGGTAGACTCTTCCCCTGTTGATTCTGTAAATGTTCCGGAAGAAGTTTCGGAACAAGAAAATGAGACAGAATACACCAAGACAGACATTCACCGGATGTCCGTTGATAAGCTACGTTCTCTGGCAGCAGAACAAGGAATTGACGGTGTAGAGGAGATGAACGGAACGGATATCAAAAAACTTCTTCTTGAAAGAATCGAAGCGTAGGAGTTGAGTATATGGAATATCCAATCTTAGAACAGGTAAAAATCCGATTGCGACAGTTTCATATGAAAGAAGATTCCGATGGTATTATTTTCGACGAACTGGAAGAAAATCCGACACTTGAACAATTGATTCGACAGGCGAAAGCGGATGTGAAAAGAAATCGTCATTACCCGGATCGCTATACAGAAGAAATGATCGAAAAAGACTTGGAAAAATTCACGAGTACGATTGTTGATTTGGTTCTGTACGATTATAGCAAAGAGGGCGGAGAATTTCAAACGTCATCGTCAGAAAATGGTACATCCAGAAATTGGATAAACCGGAATGAAATTTTAGGAGAAGTGACTCCATTTGTACATATCTTGTAGAAAGGTACGGTGATCCAATCATCTCCCGGCTACTGGGTTAAGTGGCAGACGATTGAGCGTAACCGTATGGATTTTCATTCGGTTGCAGGGATATGGCATTAGGCGGCGGAGGGCAGTCATATAAAAACAGAACTTGGAGGTGCATGATGGACACACCAATTACGAGAGCGGAACATGAAGAGTTCGCAAAGCGTATGGATGCGGAAAATAAGAGACTACATCACCGCATTAATGATGTAGAAGATACAGTAAAAAAAATACAAGACTTAGCACAATCGGTGGAACGACTTGCAATCTCCATTGAGAGTATGGCACAGGAACAAAAAGAACAGGGAGATCGTCTGGAAGTTCTTGAGGGAAGAGATGGAGAAAAGTGGAGACAAATTTCCGGCTACGTCATTACTACCATTGTTGGAATTGTGATTGGTTTTGTATGTTATAAAATTGGATTGGGAGGATTTTAAAATGAATGATAAGATGTATGACATTTTAAAATGGATTGCAATGTATCTGCTTCCGGCGGCAGGAACATTGTATTTTGCTCTTGCTGGAATTTGGGGACTTCCTTACGGGGAAGAAATCGTAGGTACAATTACCGCGGTAGATACATTCCTTGGTGTTCTCTTAGGAATCAGTACAGCGCAGTACAACAAAAAGGTATGCAAAAATGAGGCTGTTAAGAAAAAATAAGCAGAAGATGAAATATTCTTTGCAAATCGGGGAAGTTCCGATTTATGAACGGGATGAAGAGGGCAACATCATTTACATTGAGATTGACGGTCAGAAAGTTCCGGTAGAAACCGGAGAAACAGAAATCGGATATTCAAATCCAGTTGAGTTTATGGGAAATATCGCCATGTCTGGCGGTGAGGCAGAAGCAAAGTCTTTCGGAGTAGACATCAGCGAATATGACGCAGTTCTTCTAATGGAGAAAGGAAGAATACCGATTGATGAAACGTCTCTAATTTGGCATACAAGCGAAGTTAAGTACATAGACAAACAAAATACCATTGTAGACAGAAAATCGGCTGATTACACCGTTAAACGTGTTCAGCCGAGCCTTAATTTTACCAGGTATCTTCTGAAAAGGATTGTGAAGTAGCATGGCAAAAAAAGTATTGAAAGCAAACATCTTTTCACCATCCAGCATTCAAGAATTGCAGAAACAGTTAAGGGAATATCAAGATTCTCTTAATAAAAAATGCGAAATATTCACAGAAGAAGTGGCGAAACGAGGAGTAGAGATTGCAAAAGCAAGGGTTACTACACTTGACGCAATCTTTAAAGGAGAACTTTTAAACAGCATACACGCAAGAAAAGGTAGCGGAGACAAAAACACCGTTATCTTTTTTATTGTGGCTGATTCTAAGCATTCGGCTTATGTGGAGTTTGGAACGGGGCAACTCGGACTTGAAGGAAGTTATCCATATCCATTCCCAGAGGGCGTGGAGTGGAATTATAACACCGGAAAGACAATTTTCGAGATTGCACCCGGACAATACGGTTGGTTCTATCCAAAAGATGGAAAATGGTATTTCACGCAAGGTATGCCATCAAGACCATTTATGTACGAAACATCATTGGAACTCATGCAAGAGATTCCGAGAATTGCAAAAAACGTATTTGGAGGGCGGTAATATGTTGGACATGCTGGAATCACAGGTTATCACTCGGATAAAGACGCAGTTTTCAAAAAAACTGAAAGAAAAGTACAAGAACATCAACTTCACGACAGAAAACAAAGTGGACGCACTTCCTAGATTTCCGACTGTGTATATACACGAAATGCCGGGAGCAGAAACGGGGGCAGATTTGCAAGGAGATGCGATCAACGCTGTCTGGTCTT